TAATATAAAAGTATAGATAAAAAAAAAGACACGTTTAAAACGTGCCTTAATTTTGTTTTTTATTTCCTATGTTATAAAGTTTTAAAAAAATACATAATTACGCTTATTGAAGCTATATATCCTATAAACATTAAAAAATTTATTCTTTTTAAATGTTTAATTTCTTTTTTACAATCTTCAATAAATAACGATCTTTTACGCTCTATTTTATTTTCCATTTTACGCCCTTTTTACTTTTAATAAAATTATCTACTATGTAAATAATATTATATTTATTTTTGTTTTGATTGTGATACAATTTCCAACTTATACAAAGCCTTTTAAACGATTTAGAAACAATACTTATTTTAAACTTCCTAGCTAAATAAAAATTAAAAACTTCATAATTATTATTTATTTCATAAGCTGTTAATAAATTGCTTGTGTTTCTGTTAATTTCCATTTTTAAAGCCTTAATTTAAATTAATGATATACCAAGCCAATTTTATTATTAAAATCGTTAAACGATATAAAATCGTTATTACTGGCATTAATAAAACCGTTATTAATTAATTCAGTTTCAGTTTTAAAAACTTTACTAAAATTGTCTTTTTTTCTGTTTATCATAAAATCGTATTTACCCCCTAATGAATAACAATATTTAAAATTCTTTATTGAATCAATTAATTTAATATTCTTTTTAAATAGTGGTATCGATTTTGTATAGCAGTAAAAAATAATATTAGGGTTATTTTTAGCAAGTGTTAACCACTTAAACAAATATTTCTTATTGTAAAAATCTCCCCCCGAATGGACTCTAATGTGGGTAATTTTTTTCTTTTTATTATCTATCTCGGATTGGATCTTTTCAATAAAATTATCTTGTTTAGAATATTCATAATTTTTTTCATGTTTTTTTTGAACAGCTGGAATTAAATAGAAACCTTTATTAATATAACAAAATTCTAGACATTTCCCAGCACCGAAACAAATCGTTTCACCACTTGCCGATTTTGCGTCAGGTAGGCAGAATTCGAACGTATTCGCTCCCTTGTTCAACTTATTAGCTTTTTTCATTTTTGAATTGTTATTCATAAGTAATTTAAAATTATTTTTCATTGTTTTTTATTTCCTGTTTATCTATTATTGTTATTGTATTTTTTATCGAATTATATATTTTTTCAAATTCTTTTTTATCAGATTTTTTTAATGTAGGATCATTTAAGCAACCCCCCATTTCTTCTAAGAAATGATCTAAAGCTACCCTAGTAACATTATATTGACCCTTACTTAATTTAATATTATAATTTTTTTTCATTGTTTTTTATTTCCTATTTATTTATTTAAATTTTTAGCTTTAATCAAATTTTTATACTCATCAGCTAGTCTTGCTGATCTTCTGAAATTATCTTTAATACATTTTATATCTTCTTTCGAAACTGATTTTATTTTTTCTAATTTTGATTCAATATAGATCAGGAGCATATTAGTCGTATATAACTCAGACCATTCAAGATTTATATATTTTTTATTTTTCATTGATTTTTATTTCCTATTTATTTACTTAGTTTTCACGTTTAATTCTTTATCAAATCCACCATTTAAGCGCACCAAATCATAAATTAAATTGTATGCATTTTTCATATTAATTTCGCGCTTTTCTGCTCTTTCTAATATTGAAATTTTACAATTTTCCCAATCATCTACTTCATAAGTATCTTTTATAAGATTCCATATAGATTTTAAATTTTCTAAATGATTAATTTCTTTTAATTGTTCTTTTTTCACTTGTTTTTAAATCCTTATTTATTTAATTAAAATTCACAATAATATCTTATAAATAAAATTATATTAAATACAAATATTTTTTTAAGAAAACTTAAAAAAGTTATGTATAATATAATATTAATGTCTAAGGTTTTTTATTTAGACATTATGAGAGCAGAAAAACCTATACACAAAACAAACAAAAAAAAGAAAATTAACAAGCAATTTCAAGAGCCTTAAAACTGTTAAAATTACTCGTAAGTTTTAGAAATAATACATAATATTAATGTAATCTGCGTTCTATGGTACTCTAAGGCATCTTTTTTATTCCGATAGCTGATATTATGTAAACCAAATCACACCCCCATAGGGTGCATTTTCAGATACTACTGTTGGGGGTTCACCTTGCATATTTTTTGCCCAAATAATGTCTAAGGCAAATCCTATTTTTTTTAAATGTCTATATAATGTCTAAATCGGGAGTGATCGGACTTTAGTAATGTCCGTTTTAGGTAGGTCTATGGGGTTTCGACATTCTTTAAACTCGTTACGAGTTTTTCTTGTCTTTTTTCTTCTTCTAGCTTGTATAATTTCTCTAACCACGCTCTTTTTACATGAGCTTTTGGTCTGCCTTTAGGTAAGGGATTTAAGCCAACTTCTTCGGCTCTCTTTCTTAAATTATAACGGTCTTTTTTATCGGCTTTATATTGAGGACTTTTCTCTCGCTTCATACGAGTCAAAGTTTTGTGTAATTGCTTTCTTTCTTTTTTAGCACGAACTCTTGGCTTATCGTTACTTTCATCTCTCGGTGGTAATTCAGATTGCGATAAAGTCATCGGCTTGGCTTCAGATTTGCTTTCTAAGCTCACTTCTTCGTACTCGGCATCATCAGCTTCCATTTCTTTAGCAAACAGCTCAAATGGGGATTTAACTTCTATTTGGAACTTCTTAGTAAACTTACCATGTCTTTCAGCTAAGTATCTTGCAGCTTGAACATTTCCTGATTGTGCTTCTCTAATCATCGCTACATCAACCAGTAATAAATCACGAGTAATGTTTTTAGCAAAGACATCTTCTGCTTTTTCGTAGAATATTTTATCTTGTTTGATTCTCTTTAATGCACCGTAAGTAATATTAAGTTCTTCACAAAGCTCTCTATCTGTTATTGCAGGGTTTAGTCCAACTAATTGCGATGCTTTGTTTCTGATTAAATTAAAGTTTTTTTTACCTACTATATTTGGCATTAAACCTCCACTACTGATTCAATATTATTTGTCGGATCAAGTGTGCAATAGCAACGAAAGTTACAACGACTCCATCCTGAAGCTGGTAATCCAAGTGCTACCCATTCTTCAAATGGTCTGACCTCACCACTTCTTTCTTCACAATCTTCACAATGCTTAACACCACGAGCTACTACCCAACGATAATCAGCGTTACCACCCACAACTTGATTATATACAGCCATCATCCCTATTCTACTGCCCTCTCTTATTCCGTACCGTATAACATCAGTCGTTGAATTATACAACGCTGTAAACGCTCCTGTTCTGTTGTTATATTGTGTTCTGATTCTTTCTTTGATTTGAGGGTTGGTTAAGCCTTCGAATTGCAATCTTTGTATTGATGAGGTAAGTTGTGCAGTAAATACAGCGACATCTAAAAACGCTAATGTCAGTAAAAAGTCAAAGAAATCATAATCATCTTCTTGAACATCGTTGTTTTCGATGAAATTATCTATATATTGATCTAAATCTTCTATGTTATCAGCCATTTTTCTTAAAACTCTTATCTAATGTGTCAAAAAATGTTTTCTTAATTGTATTTATGGTTTTATCAAACCTTAACCAATCTCTTACAGGTACAGATTTGTTAGCTACATCTATTCCATATTGTTTTTTTATAAACGAAGTCCATTTATTTGGTTTGATTTTATACGCTTCTCCACTTCCCTTTCCAGTCCTTTTAACAAATTCATCAAGGTCTAAATCAATAGTTTCACCCTCTTGCATCCCTAGATGAAACATTCCATACTTATTAAACTCCAATTCCTTATTTCTTTTACTCATCTTTAGTGAACGAAATAATTGTCCTGAATGTCTTAATGGTTTTGTTGATGATTTTCTTTGTCCGAAATGACCTGATAAACCTTCTTCTCTTACAAATTTAGTAAAGTCGCTGATTTCTATAAACTTTCCACTTTTTATCGCATCCTTAGAGCCTTTAAATAAAGAACTCAATGCTCCATTCATATATTCACGAATCATCTTAGGCATCGCTTTTTGTAGCTTACCAGCATCGTATGTTATATCAAACTCAATCTTCATTTGATTTGTAGATTCCGTTTGGCAAAGTCCATACCAAGTTTTTTTGCTTTAAGTATTCTTTCGAAACTACGGCTAAGATTGTTTTCGACAAAGTTTTGTCCGAATCTTTCAGGATTTTCGAGTATTTCGTCAATGGTCGAGTCCAAATCTCTGATTTCAAACTCATTAAGTTGTTTCTGTTCTGTTACGAAGTCTTTGAATAACCGATTGCCCTTGCTCACTCATTCTCCTTTTCATTT